GTTTTATCCTTACTGACATACAGCGAAAGAAGTGAACCAATTGCGGCTGGTATTGCTGCCCCTATCCAGCCTTTTATCGCAAGTAATGCTTCCACGTTTGCCCCTTTTTTATGGTGTTATAGACGTAAAAAATCCCCAGTTAAGGAGATTGTGTTCTGTCTTACTTTCTAATAACTTCTAATTCCAATAACCCTGTTTGCGTATAACTTTCTGTCCATCTGCTTATGAGACTTCCAGCCTATGTTTACGCTGTTGTACTTGGCAAAGCCTAATGGAATATGCGCCTCAAGCTGGAATGAATGTTTGAACATCTGCAATTTAAACCATGCTGTCTCGCCTTCAATACCTTTTTCATAGGTGTAGTAAGCATCTTCTTTAGGCTTTGAGAATAGCGCATAGTGAAAGCCGTAAGCTGTATTGCGTGATAGCCACCATACCCTGCACCAATAACGAATTAACCATGAATTGTTATAGTCGGATTGCGTTTTATCTGCAAGAAATGGGATTGCATATTTTCCATACCAACCTTCATCTACTGCATTATCGTGTGTCTGCCATAAGTAAAATGGCTGCCTTAGATAATCACGCTCAAGTACCGCATGAATGCCTAACCGTTTAACATAGTCATAGCGTGTATCTCTTCGCGTAAACAAGCAAGCAATAGGATTAGTCACAAAGCAAAAGCCCTCAATTAAGAGGGCTGGGATGAACAGTAAAAGCCATATTGCAAAGTTAATCATAACGTAGATGCCAATGTGAATAGGTTATCTAAATCAGTATCAGACAAGTTAAGACCTACCTTCATGTTCTGAACTAAAGGGCTATTTCTATCTACATCTGCCGCATATTCCCATTCGATTTTATCTGCATCACCGCCAGCAGCAATAGCAGCGTTTACGGTAGAAAGTAGTCCAGATTGCAATAGTGCTAGTCGTGCTTGTCGCATTGATACGATTGATGGTGGAATGACTTTTAAACTCTCGGCGATTACATCCTCAATATTCGGCTGCGGCTCGCTCCAGTTCCATTCTTTAAAATAAACACCTTCGCCATCGTCTTGCAGTTTAAAATCATTTTCAGTGATGCCTTGATACATTCTTAAAATAGCGTTATTCATTATCCAGCCCTCACTAAACTACCGCTAAATGTTGAAGTAGCCTGCGCTGTTGCAAATTTAAAAGCTGGGGTAGTTCCAATAATAAATCCGTAAAGTTCAACGTAATCAGTTGTGCCATTTAAGTAAATTAAAGAACTAATAACTAACATATCATCAGTCGTACCTGTGTTTCGCTGAATACCCCTAGCTACTTCAGCTCCATTTTTATGAATAGATATATAATTAGCTGTAATCGAAGTGCCAGATATAGAGATATTTCCGTTTAATTGGTAATATCCTGCAACGGTTGGTGTAAATCGACTGGTTGCAAAATTGTTATTAGTATCGAAATTCTCAACGTCTAATGTGACTTTTGTCGAAACACCTGATGTAATGCTTTGATTGCTAGATGCGTAAGCTGAAAATGCGGGTCCAGTGTCAGCAACGTTAGAGCCAATTAGCTGAAATCTTATACCATCATAAACAACCTCTATTGTTGCACTAGATGTAATATCGCCTGCAATTAATGCTGTTGCACCGTTCTTAGTGATATTTTTTGCGCCTAATCCGTTAATGTTTAATGTCACTGCACCTGTGTTAGTTCCTGCGGAAGTAAATCTAAATGTGTTACCAGCAGCATAAGCCGTTAATGTAGGTGAGCTTAAATTTGCAGTGATCGTATCTGTACCAGCCACCGCAGTTAGATAATTAGTTACGCCTGACTGTATTTGCTGATACTGTGCAGCGTCAGTTGGCAATGTAGCTGCGCCTAATCCAGTGATTTTATAATTACCAAACGGGATATTAGCCAATGGTGGCGCAGTGCCATCACGAGGCAGTGAATTGGTTATTTCATTGGATATATCATTTAGTGTATTATTAGCCCATGTGGTAGATATGACCGTTCCTGTTACAACAGGGTTTCCAGCAGGCAGGCTATATGTTCCTGAACTTCTTGGCATTGTGTTATCCTTTTAACAGCGCATCACTGCGTTTAACTAGAAAGTGTAAATATGAATGACGAACAAGCAGTTAGAATTGCAATAGTTGCATCTATTCTTGTTATATTAAATGTAGCTAAAAATCTATTGAGTAGCTGGTATCATAGAACCAGACAAGAGGGGGAGAGTTTTACGCAATGCGTCAGCCGCAGCCTTCGCTCCAGCAGGCCGCTTGGTAAGTAAAGCCTCAGCTAGTTTTTGCCCTACTTTTGTGTAGGGTAATGAAGCAACACCAGCCCCTAGTAGTAGACTAGGCTCAACAAATGCAGCGCCACCAGCCGCGCCACCAAGCATTACTCTGCCAGCTGTTCCTGAATCTGCAACCTTACTTCCCATTACATTGACACTTGCATCCCCTAAATCCTGCATTAGCGCCTTACCTGTTGCAACATTACCCTTACCAACTGATTTATCAGTTGTACGAATAGCAGCAGCTAATTGAGCAGGACTAAACCCACCTGACATATCGCCAGCCTTTGAACCAGCCGTACGCAATCGAGCATAATTTGCATAATTCTGATTTGCTTGTGTTAGTTGTTTGGCATAGGCAGGATTTGACCGTTCTAAGTTAGACTTCATGACCCTTTGCATTTCCATCAACGCATCGCCCAATTCTTTTTGATAAGCATCGGTTGATGATGTAAATTTTTTGGCTTCATTAGTCAATTTTGATTCAACTATTTTATAAGTTTCACCTGTCATTGAGCCATTCGGTGAAGTTTTGCTCAATGCGTCATCTAGTACAGATTGAAACTTTGCAGCCTCTTTCTGCCCTAGGTTTTTAGACATTGCCTGCAATGTTGCCAACTCTTGATTAAATTGCTGATCTGGCTTAAATGAAAGTTTAGGCAATAATTCATCATACTGCTTACTTACTGCATTTTTAACAGCTAGTATGCCTTCCTGACCTACTGGCAGCGTCTTAGCGTCAACCCCAGTGCCTTTTAATGCTCTTGCATAGGCTGCGCGGTTTAAATCTTCCACGCCCCTGCCTCGCGCCCTGCCAATCATATCGCCAAACAATGGGATAGACTGCGCCTTGTCCTCAATTTTCTGCGCTGTGCCACCTAGTATCTGCCCTGGAGTTAATCTTACATCTTGATTCAGCAATGCTTTAACTTCTGGCTTAACACTAGGGTTTATTACTTTACTTGCACCAGCACCAAGGGCGCCAAATATGCCACCTAGCCCGGCACCCATTCCTACTTGCTTTAACTTCTCATCTGCAAAATCGCCTTGCGTTACTGGCTGAAATGCACCTGACGCAGCGCCTACAGCTGCACCGCTTGCAATTTGTGCTGGTAAAGTCTGACCGCCAGGCACTGCCATTAAAGGGAGTGATGAAACAACATTGCCGCCAATTCTAGCTGCATCAATGCCACTTCTTCCGCTATCCGCTCTGGCTTGCTGATAGGCGTTTTCATTCTCTTTTATGGATTGATCTATTCCGCCTTCTGGCAATCTTCCAACTAATCCCGTTTTATCTGCCAGCCAGTTGTTGGCTTTATTCACGCTATCAGTTACACCTTGAGGCATTGCATGAGACAGCATCTGTGCGCCTGCGTCTAATGGGTCGCGTAAGCCTTGAATAATGCCGCCAATAGTTGAGCCTTGAAAATTTCCTTCTTGTTTTGGCTGAGACTTTGACGCAAGGTAAGCGTCAGGGTCAAATTGCGCTGGTTTTGTTTTTTGTGCCAAATAAGCATCTGGATCAAAAGGCATTATCTAACTCCATTCGCTTTTAAAATTGCCGCAGCACGAGGGTCATTAAGATTTGATTTTGCCCAAGATACCGCTTCACTATCTTGTGATACAGGCATTTGTTCATTTTTAGGCATTAGATTATTTTGCTGATAAGGTACGCCTGCATAACGAGAGTTGATCTCTTTGATTGCCTCGATTGCCGCTTGTTTTTGTGAAACTGGCACAGTCGGGTCGCCAATTCGACCAGCCATCTGTTTATACATGAGCACATCTTTATCAGATTGTGGGCCAGACATTTTAGGCATTTTAGAAACTAGATTACCTTCTAATGCTTTGAGTTTTGCCGCAGCATCAGCGCCTGCTGTAGATTGGCCAAAGAATGCAGCAGAATTGTCCATTGCGTTACCTAGTCCGCTACTTGTCGCAGTTTTAACCAATGGTGATGCTTGGTCTAAAATAGAAAGCACATCTTTAGCGTCATTAACTTTAGCTTGTGCAGCAATACCAGCTGCACCTGTTGAGCCAGAGTTTTTAAACCTTGCAATTTCCATTTGTTGATTACGTGTTTTTTCATTTTCATTAGCTGAAAATTGCTGGCTACGTGATTGCTGATTAGCTGCGAAATTCTGTGATTGTGCTTGCATTTGGAATTGTTGTGCAAACTGTCTATCTTGCTGTGAAACTTGGAAGCCTTGTTGATCTGCTCTAACAATGTCTTGATATTTACGTTCCGCATCAGTATCGCTTAATTTGTCTTGTCTATTCCGGTTATACAGTTTTTCTTCGCGCGTATCGGCATATTGCCTGTCATCAATCTTTTCACCTTTTGCATAAGCGCGGTCGTCTTGCTTGTTGAGTTGACCTAGCATATATTGAGCTTCTGGTGTGTTGCCGTATTGCTGCATATAGCCTAATACAGACTCTTGCTGACGCGCTTGCATTGCTTCTGGTGATTCTTGTGTCATTGTCGTGGTTTCGGTCGTTACAGGCTGACGCTGTGCATTTGGGCTGCCGAATCTGTCTTGCTGCTCTGGCTCATAGGCTGGCATGGTTGTATTAACAATAGGCTGGCCAGGTACTTGTCTCGGTTTATTGCCGCTAAGTATTTCAGCAAATTTACGTGATTTAGTCGCGTTATAGTCTTTTTCCTGCGTGTCTGCCTTGTTTTCCATGTAGCCGCCAAGACCTGATTGCAATACTTTGGCGAGTTGCTGTGTCCAGCTAGGCGCAACATAATGACCGCTGACCATTTGCCCCTTCAAATCTTCTGCGCCTTGTGCGCGTAACTGTTCCGCAAATTTTCTTTGCCTATCTATATTTTGTAATACTGGGGCGCCATATACTTTATTAGCCATTGGTAATGTGCTCATGCTACACCTCTATAAAACTCACCATGAATAGATTTTACATATTTTTGATATGATTCTGAGGCTTCTAGTGCTGTAAAAAAATACCCCAGAGACTTTCTTTTGCCTTTGTCATTAGCATAGGCTTGATATACTTTTTTACCTCTTAAATGTTTATAAACACCTGTAAATCCAGTTGTATTATTTGCATATTTTTTCATGTTTTTGCTATTTTCAGAACTGGTAGCTTCTCGCAAATTACACCATCTATTATCATTTCTAATTCTATTTATATGGTCAATTTCATTGATAGGCATTGAGCCAGTCATATATAAGAACGCTAAGCGATGAGCTTTGTATGAAGTTCTATTTACACATATTCTTATGTAACCGCAACTAGTTTTTGATTCTGCCAACTTATTAGCATTAAATCCTTGCTTGCTTATAATCCAAGTAAAAATACCTGTTTCAGGATTGTAATGTAGTTGTTCTTTTAACTCAGCTTGAGTTAGAATGCGATTAGTCATGTGTAGCCTCCGATAAGGTGAAGTGATTAGAGCTAGCATAGTGTTGAAGCACTTTGTTAGCTCGTTAATTATACCATAACCATCTTGATTCATTCTCATTTGTAAATCTCCATTGATTCCTGCAATGCGGTTTTAACTAATGTCATCCTTACCACTTTTTGAACATGTAAGTTAGGATGCTTTTTTGACCAGTTCATAATGTCTTTTGTATCTTTAACGTAAGCTGAACAGTCGTAACAATCCAAGGAACTATGATTAAAGTAAAAGTGTTCTGGCACTTGCATTTTTGTTTTTAAGAACTCCAGCACCTCATCACGCGACCAATGCTCAATCGGGTGAATGTGTGTAATGCCATCAATCACCTGTCCATCTTCATGCGAAGATAAGTGTGTTTCATCATTGCGCTTGCCGCTGATTAGCGCAGTTATACCTAATTGCTTTACCTTAGCCATCAAAGGCGCAGTAATATTGTCATAGCAGCAAGCAAAATAGCTTTGCAGAGTTACTTTGGTTTTACCTGTTATGCCCTGACCAAATGCCGTGTGTGAAAATGGCACAATGTCGCTAGGTAATCCGCAAACATGATTCTGTGCATCTCTATCCGCTTTAATCTCGATAAAGTTTTTACACATGGCCTTTGCCATTTCTACACTTGCCATTGTTTCAGGGTAGTTTTTACCCGTGTTCACCCATAACACCGTGATATTGTTTAAATCATTCTTGGCTAGGTGTAGGCAAGCCCATGAATCCTTACCACCGCTAAAGGCAAGTCCGATCATAGGAAATAAGCACTAGCCGCAGTGCCGCCAGCTTGCATCAAGCCGCCAAACAATCCAGCACTGTTAGCATTCTGTGCGTTATTAGCGCCTACCTGTGCCTGATACATTCCTTGCTGTGCGCCCAGAATGTCAGCGCCTGCTGTAGTGGCTTGCTGTGGTGTGTTGACAAAATTAGGCTGATTCACCTGATTGCCTGTACGCAAAGCATTGACGATGTTTAATCCCTCAGTTCTTCCAAACTCCTGCTCTTCAAGTGCCTGCTGTCTTGCACGTTGACCAACATCAATCCCTTGCAATGCTGCTTGGGAATAAGCGTCATTACGTCTGTTGTTAAAGTTCCTAAATTCGTTATCCCATGCCTGAGATCCTGCGCGTACGCCTTGATTAACTAAGCGCGTTCTGAGTGATTCTTCATCTTGTCCGAATTGCGGATTGAGCCTACGCATAATCGCATCTTGTGCAGTTTCGCCTGCATTGACCGCAGCTTTAGGCAAAATGTCAAAGTTAAATCCTTTTTTAAGGTTTTCGTTTACGCCTTCAAGTCCTAACTGTGCCGTGTCTAAAAGACCTAGCTCAAGTTTGCTGTTTTTGTCTAACTTGGCTTGCTCAGTCGGGCTTAGTGTTTGTGTTGCTCTCCATTTATCGGGGTCAACCTTGCTCATGAACTGATCGCGGCTAGGAGCAACAGGCATAGGCATTGATGGTTTTCTGCTATTGTTCTTATTTAAGAACATTCCTCCATTATTGACGCTGCTATTAGCCGATGTATATTGATTATTGTAAGCGTCTAGATTCTTTTGATAGGCTGCATAAGCCTTGTCATATCCGCCTTGGTCAAAGCTTGGTGTATCTTCCTGTGTATAGACCAAATCCCCATATGGCGTATATTGGCTGACACGATTTGCTTTAGCTGCAATACGTGCGGCTTCGATATTGCCTTCCGCTGTAGCTTCTGCTGCCTTGGTCATATCGGGGATTTTAGGGGATTTAGACTTGCCGCCACCCTCAAACGTCATGCGTTTGCCAATAGGCTGAAATGCCAGTTCTGGCAGCATATCTATATGGTTATATCTCATTATTTAACCCATTTCAAAAATCTACAGTTATCACGCCACAAAGTCATTATGTGAACGTCCCCGTTTTCGCCCGTGTCTTTTAATGTCGCTTCAACAACGAACCCTATATGCTCATTTAACCTGATTGCTTTTTCGTTCTGCACTTCTACAATTGCGCTAAACTTTTTACAGCCGCATTGATTGAATATGTAATCCGCAACTGTTATCCAAAACTGCCTAGATGGTGGCTTGGTGATGTATTGGTGTCCCCACATACAGTTTTTATTCTGTGTTTCAAAAGCTACGCCAGCAATCAGCTCATCATCTTTAATATCACCAATGCCCTGCATACCTTCAACATATCGACCGCCATCAATGCCAGACATGACCCACTTTGCAATATCTGGATGAGAGTAAATCATACAAACCCCGATGCAATTTGAAATGTGTAATCAGTTGAGAACCATTGCACATTGGCTGTGCTGGATTGTGTTTTCATGTGCAAAGCACCAGAGTAGCCAATGCCGCCAATCGTCTGCCAGTCCTTGCGTATTTGCAAATCACCGCCCCATACATCTGTATCCCATACGCCTAAATCCCATGTGCCAACAGTCAGCGTTGAGAATGTAGGTGTACCGATAGGTGCGGTTGTATCATAGTCAACATTAAGCCCTAGCAGAATGCCGAGTGAGCTTGTATCTGAGGCAATAATTGGCCTTGCCATCTGGAAATACTTTAAATTGCTTGTTCCCATATACGAAAAGGCTTGCAAGGCTTCACCGTTAATCGCTGTGCCTGCGTCTGCCGTACCATCAAATGCTTTCATTACCTTGTTAGTCGTACCAAAGTAAACCATATCGTTCATGACTTCAAAGCAGCTTGCATCCCAGCCTGTAATCTTACACCATCCATTAGTGCGAGTGTTCATCAAGTATTGCTGTGAAGCGCCTGTAATCGGCACATTCATAAATATGCAATCCTCTTTAGGGAATAAAACCGTTTCCCATCCGTAATTGCTGCCGTATGTCTGTATGGATTGACCAATAGTCGGCTGTATCTTGTCAGTAACCGATTGCTGCTTATAGGCGCGTGAGCTGCTTAATGCTGCGCTCATGAGCTGCAATCCATCCTGGTTAATGATTAACAGTTCAGATGCAAACTTGGTCAAGCATCTGCGACCAATTGGTGAGCCGATTTGATAGATGCCGTTTAATGACCATGTTGCAGCGGTTGATGGGTCTGTGCCTTGGTACACAGCAACCTCGCCCTCACTTGATATAAAGACCGCTAGATCGTCTACACCATCCCCTGCATCCAGTGTCCAGTCACCCATCGCAACAAGATAACCACCACGAGGAAATACGCCTGACAAATCCAGTACGTTAGCCGCACCACCGATAGAATCAGCAGACAAATACCATACACGTAAGCTGTTATTCTCTACGAACCATAGCCTGTTTTTAAATACGCTGACGTTAATTAGATTGGTAGTAGTAACGCCCGTAATCGCAGGACTTGATACTGCTGTGATGCTAGTCCATGTTGTACCATCGTAAAGTAATGGCGCATCTACCCCATTGACCATGTACATGAATTGACCGCCAACAGTAGCAAAGTTAGTGTGTTGCCACCTTGCATTAGTTTTACCTGTGACGACTGGTGCACCAACTGCGCCGGCTGTGGTTACATCGTAAATATTTCCAACCACTGCTGCGAACATTTTTGAACTGGTTGCACCGTTATAAGCTGCTAACGTTTCGATTCTGCCTGTCATGCCTGTAGCGTGATTAGAACTGCCCTTACGCAGACTTACTGATGATGCAGTAGGTATGAAGTTTTTCAGAATAGGCGCGTACTTGTCATCCATCATTGAGATAGGGTCAAGCGTATTCCAGCCTTTAGTTGGAGCAGGTACAGAATTTGTTTTAGATATTCTGCTGGTTACGGTTGGCCTTCTCATTTGTCATCCCAAACATCTTTAAAAGGGCTTAGGCCTTGAAGCCTTCTTTTATTGGCAAAATCTTGAGCAGTTTGCAAAATATCATCTGGCATTCTTTCGCCATCTTTTAAAATAAGCAGTCTTGCTAATTGTTCATTTGTCGTATTGGGAGCAATTGCAGGAAATTCACCAATATCATCACCTACAGAAATTTCTGTTGAAACAGATGATGGATGGGCTAAATTATTTAATTGTCCTTGCCATCCGTTATATTTCGGCATCATCTGCCCCCCATAGGAACCGTCTTGCATTTCATACGCCCTTAACCCCCATTGATTAGGGTAATTTGTGGCATTTAAACCACCGTTTTTAGGTGATTTGCCTAACAGGGCATTAGCCATTAATTCATTTTTATCGCTCATGAAGGAAAATTCCCATCCTGAACCAGAAGATATGGCAATCTATTGGCATTGCGTGACATATTAAGAATCGCTTTAGGGGTGTCGCGTGATATAGCCTGATTTACCCTGTCCTCATACTCAACCTTATTTTCGCTATAATCCAAGCCTTTAGCCTGTTTCCAGCGATATAAAAGCCCTAGTCGTAATAGTTCCTCATCCAATAAGCTCGTTTGGCCGTCTGCTGTAAATTGTGTGTAAGTTGTCGCGCCATCTGTTACCCATGCTTTAGTCGCGTACTCGAAGTAACACTCTTCACCAGCGGAAGGCGCAGGAATGAAATTGATATTGCCGCCTTGTATGCGGTATTGTGAATATGGCCCCGTAGCGAACCATCCTTGCTGTGCTTGCCATTGTTGCGGGGTCAATGGGCCAAATACCGGCCTGCGCTGTGAGCGATTCCAGATTGTATTATTGAGAATGTATTTATAGTTAGGCGCAACGGCCTCTACAGTCGTTTGTGTTTCTGCAGCTACGGTTGTGAATGTTGCCTGCAACTGCATAGCCTGCCAGCCTTCTGCTGGTCTTACAGACAGTGCTTTGCCTTCTTTATTGAGAAGTTTAAGCATCTGCATGATTTGCGGGTCTGCTGATGACACAACAGCGTTAGGCGAGTTTATGCCTAGCTCTTGGCATACATCCTGCACGATGCTTAAACAAGTCATTTATTTTGCCTTTACGTGTAAAGTAGTTTCTTTTTTATCCACCATCGCGGCAAGTTCGGCAATTTGACGTTTTAAGTCTGCCATTTCATTATCTTGTCGTTCAATCGTGAGGGCTTGTTTTTGAGCCAATGCGCTGTCATTAGCCAGTGCCAGATAAGCTTTAGCTGCTGTCCTGTCTGCCATTGCACCCATGCCAACCTTGCCTGCTGCTGTGTCTGACATATTGGCAATCTGCTCAACAGTCTGGAAGTTCAAGGCTTTATAGTTGGCTGCCTGTGCTCTGGTTAATCGCGCCCATGATTCCACTGGCACACCTTCAATAGAAGGCTCTAGGCCTTGTTTATACTGCGCGAATAGTGCCGCATGTGTCTGCTTATCTTTATCTGTTGCAGGGCGTACAATGACGTTTGTCATGTCGCCTGGAATGCTGATCTCGATGAAATCAACATCCTCGAATACTGGATGGCCTGCTTGTTCTGATGCAAAGCCTAATTGATGCTTGTCTTGATAAAATCTGATAGTTTCGTGTTGCATGATATGTGTCCTTTATATGAAGTCCGTGAAGAACCCGCGCCAACAGTTGGACTAAACTGCTTTCGGTTATAAGCCTAGACGCGGGGTAAATCAAATTAAGCAGCGCAACGCACAGCGACTATTTTGTAAGTTTCAGCAGCCGTGGGCGTAATGCCCGCAGCCGTGTTATTAGAAAAAGTAATCGCTAATGTATCAGCAGCAGAGACGCGAGCGCCCACGATGCCTAACCCTGCTTGGGCGGTAGGTTTATTAACAGCCACTACATCAGTGGTTAATAATCCTGTGACAGTAAATGTTTGCTCTGCCGTTGTATTTGCTGCAACCAATGCTGGACTGATTGCCACGTCATAAGCACGTGGCAAGTACAGCGCAACCGCTGGCGGCATAGATACAAGGGCTTGTGCGAATCCATAAGCAGCCATATAAATCTCCTAACTTGAATGATAAAAAAGAGAAAGCTATCCTATGAATTAAACGGACGCTTTGCTGAACCAGCCTTGGTCGCCTGATGCCATTGCGGTAGCAGGTGAGGTATAACCACCGCCTGTCGCTGCAACGAGAAAGGTAGTCGCGTTGATGTCGCAAACTGCGGTAGAGGCTGTGATCGTTGCGTTAGCCTGTGCGTACACATAACGCTTACCGTCAGAGCCAAATACTTCTGAGCCTAACTTGGCGCCTTGACGGCCTGAACTTGCAGCTAAATCAGCCGCAGTCACGATGCCTACTAAATCAACCCCTAGCTTAGGGGTGTCGGTAAATGGTGTTGCCATAATATTTATCCTTTAAATTAAAAAAGCCCCAATGAAGGGGCTTAAACTAGGCTTTCAAAACTCCGTTGAACTGTGAGCCTGAGCTTGTCAAGTTACCAGCCCAACCAATAAGTTTTACTGTTGCGTCTTGGTTGACTGACATGCGGTCGCCACCAATTGGCACCATGTTGCGGTCTTTGTGTGGGCGCAGGAATAAGTAGTTAGTGTTCAGGAAGTACATGCGGTTAGAGCCGATAGCACCACCGATGCCGCCATCCAGCACTACATCCATAGCATTACCAGCACCGTAGTATTTCAATGCGGTAAAGCCTAATCCTGTCAATTCCTCAGATGCTACGCGCTGAATTGATTGCATTGATTCCAGGAATAAACGGTAGTAGTTAGTATCTGCCACAGCAATATCAGGGCTGTCATTACCACGTACCAACTGTAACGCTACGCGATTCATGTATGACTGAATGTTTGCTGATGTAGCTGCTGCGCCGCCATCTGTTGCGCTTGAGAATGCCACGTTACGCCAGAATGACCATGTGGCACGGTTAATGCCGCCATAAGTGCCAGATGATGGCGTATCTGATACTGCTGCTTGCAAGCCTGTTAAGTTCTTGCCGCCGTTACCAGTACCATCACCGTAAATGCCTGTTGATAACGTGTTCATCATTTGCTTTTCAGCAACTTGCACACGAGATTCCAGCAAATCAATGATTGCCTCTTTGCCTGAGTTCTGTAATTGCTCAAGGCCTGAGATTGATACCGCAGCAGCATACTGCTTGATGTCAAACTGTGCAGCAGTGATTGGGCTATTAGGCGTAATGTCAATAACATCATAGCCGCTGTATGAGCCAGCATTCTGTGTGTTAGGGTCGTTGTACATCAGTTCTTGAAGAATGACGTTACCACCGCTAAATGGTTTTACATTGCCACGTTTTTGTAAACGTGACAGCAATGCATTTTGTTTAAGTACGTTGTCAGCTAACTTGCCGCTTCGACTTTGAATGGTACTGGACACTATGTCCGTGAGGTTTGGAAATGAAGCCATTTTGTATATCCTTTAAAATTGTGAAGCGATTAAATCGCGTAAATTCTCTGGCTGTGCCGATGAGGTCACAGGGGATGAGCCATTGACAGACACCGCAGCCGATTGTGATCGGATTGCTTGCGCCTTCTTATTGACTGATTCAGCCGCTTTATCGCGCTCTTGTTGAAGTAGCGTTGCTCTTAAATCAGGTCTTGCCCATATTGCCTTGTCGTAAGCATCGTCGAGGTCGGTAGCTCTGCCAGCTTGTAGAAGCGCAGCCATATCTTCCCTTACGATGTCGAAATGTTCTTTACCTTGTTTAGCGCGTTCAATTTCACTGGTGAGTGCTTGCTGTTCGCGCTGCTCTTGCTCTTGCTGCCAACGTTGCTGCTGTTGTTTCAGCGATTGCAATTCTTGATAAACTGGCGCAATTGCAGGGTCAATGCGAGGTGCGCCATTTTGTAAATAGTTGAATGCCTGTTGTGGGTCGATACCGTAATCACGGAAAATCTGACCAACCATTTCTAATTTCTGCTGTGGTGAGCCATATCTGAGCGTATGGTCTGAGCGGAATAATTCTGCTGCCGCTACCTCTGGCGCAACACCAAACTGGTTAATAGTCGCCATGTACGGACTAATGACTTTTTCAAATGCCTGTCCACGCTCTGCTGCTGTGCGATAGCCTTCAATGCCCTTTTCATAGTCACTGTCACGCTGCAATAGCGCATCCTGCAACTCAGGGTCTAAGTTTGCCCAGTGCTTGTCTGCAAGCTCTTTCTTGAGTGATTTAGGGCTAGGCTTTGCTTGCGGTGCTTCTGGCTGTTCTATTTCAGGCTGCTTTGCAAACTTGCCTGATTCATCGCGTAAGCGTTCAGCCTTTTCTTCTGTGGTTTCTTCAATTACATTTACATCGGCGGTAGTGACTGGATTATCTTGCTCGGTTGTTTCAAATGCTGATTCAAGACTAGCGCGAATATCCATATCTTCGGCTGCTTGTGGTGACAAGTCGCTCATTCTTTATTCCTTAAGGTCATTTGTAGGGAACTCACCCCACACCAGCGCATCACTGCGTTAGTTGGTTTTAGCCAGTGTCGTACTGGCAGACGTAAAAAAACCACCCGAAGGTGGCAAAAGGGGCGCATCACTGCGTTACCTGTAAAGGCGCTTTGCAATCTCTCGCTTTACTTCTTCACTGTTATATTTGAACTCTGGCTTACGCTCTGGCATCTTTTCATTGCCGATCTCGATCAAGCCATGTTTCTTTAAATGCGCTTTATGTGCAGAGCGTGAGGTTATCATCTCGCCTGTCTGCATGGATTTATACGGCTGAATGTCATTGATAACGGTATGAGACTGTGGCGTGTTATTGTGCATATCCTGCTTTGCCTGCCATTGTCTCTCCCCTTCTTCGCCTGACAAGTGCCACATATCCAGCCATTCCTGCTTAGTCATTATCAACGCCGTTCTGTGCTTCACTGGCTTGCACTAACATGGATGATTGTGCGGATAACTGTGCAACCTCTAACGCCTGTTTATACGCCATATCAATACGATACTTTTCAAGCTCGGCAGTATTGGATAATTCCATTTGCTTGAGTGTGACTTCGTGCGCCCTGGCTGCTTCATCCAACTGGAATTGTGCTTGTAAGCGTTCCATTTCAGCTTGACGCGCCATTTCAGCCTTGCCTTGCTCGATTTGCATATCAGCTTGTATTCTTGCCTGTTCACTGGCTTGTGTTGCTTGTAAGTCGGCTTGCTTCATCTGCATGTCAGCCTGCATTTTCATCTGCATAGCTTGCTGTTCTGCTTGCATCTTCATCTGTTCAGCTTGCATTAATGCTGCGTTTGGGTCTGCTTCTGGCTGTTTTGGCTCTTTTAACTTCGCCATAGCTTCATCAAATGCATTTTCAATATCGCGGCCTACTTTAAATCCCCTGACACCGAATAACAGCATCTCGCCCATTAAGGGAGCTAACTCAGGTGGGGCTTTTACTGCTTTGTCTAAGAAGCCACCAACAGCCGCTAAGAATGCTGTGCGTGATTCTTGTTCTCCTCGCTCATCAATCTCCACCAATGAATCACTGGCAACCTCAATTCTAAAGTCGCGTAATGTGCCATCTTTAAGCAACTGAATAGCAGGCTCTGCAAACTGTGCATCTTGCGTACCCATGATGCCTGACATTTCAATCAATGTTTCAGGCTGATAGAAGGCGCACATCATTTGCGCTTTAATGTTCAATAGCTCACTTGCGAACATGGCTACGCTGTTTTGTATCTCTTTTAAGCGTAATGATGCAAAGTTGGATTTTATTTGCTGTGCGGTTGCTGATTCACTCGCCTGACTTGCACCGCGTATAATGTCGGATAAGCCTGTCACTGCATAAATTACTTGTACAGTCTGCTCACGCGCCATATACATTTGATTTAAGGTACTTGCCACCATATCCAATGGCAACCAGTCAACAGAGCCTTTTAAGCCGCCCTTTTCACCAAACATCGCCCATGAATCCACAGGAATAAGGCTATTGTCTATGCCTTCATTGAGCATGCGTTCAATCGCAGGCTGTGAGGAATCATATACGCCAACCACTTTACAAGCCTCTACAAGCTTGCCAATGCGGTCTGTGATGTCGTCAAGCTCACGCGCTTGGTCTTGATATAGCAGATAGTCTGCAATCGGGATTAGCGTGTCTGTGGTCAGAGTAGAAAATAAAGGCTTAGGACATGGAAAGAAACAATCAAGTTTTAACGGGTCTGGCTTTTCATCGAGGACAGTAGAATAATTCTCCGCAATCCATACAGCTTTTTTACTGGATTTATCCCATATCTCCCATACAATTGCCTTTTTCATCTGGTCTTTTTGACCAATGTCCATATCATCCAAGCCGATAGGCTCATGGCTTAATGGCACTAGCTTGAAGTCCTCGCCAAAGCGTTTTTCGCCTTCTTCACGCGACATATACACTCTACGCGCTACCCATGTCACTTCTTCCCATGTGCGTGCTGGTGAATGTCTGAAGTCTTTCCAAAACACGTAATCACATGGCGTATATTCTTTATAGTCTGGGGATTGTTCTAGCGCCTCGTGATTATCTGTTTCTTCTGCTGTGCCTTCTTGCACATCGTCAGTAATCTGGCCTTGCTGTTCATAGCGAACCCATGCCACACCGCGACCAGGTAACAAGCGATCTCTTAGCGCATTGCGGATAGATGAATCATAATCGTTGTAATGGTCAATCTCATACTGTAAGGCACGTTCTAATATTTGCGCGGCTGTGCGGCCTACTGGGTCTTTATCCTTGTAGCGTCTGTCACATTGCGCTTTAGGCTTGCGAGAGTAAACCGCAGGAAATAGCGTCTGAATGTTAGACCATAGAATGTTATAACGCTTGCCGCCTGAATCACTACCTCTATCATCGCGATAACGTTTAACAATCTTTTCGCCTTTAGCTTCCCAGCCTTTATATTCTTTTTTGGCAAGCTCTAGCGCATCAAGCCATTTCTGGGCGCTAGGCAATTGAGGCTTATCTGTTTTCATTATGCGTAAGCGATTGTGATATTAGCTGTGCCGCCTACTACTGCATATAATCCGCTACCAAAACCAACAGGCAGATTATGCCAGCCGATTGCAGGAGTGATTACGCCAGTAATAGGGGCAGTAGTACCTGTAGCTGCATCGTCATAAAACTGTATCGTTCCTGCCGTTGTGCTATTTACATAAAAGCCTAACAATGCGCCTTGTGATGATTTCACGTTAGCGGTAGCGGTTAAGTTTTTAAATACGCCTACATTCAAGTTGCCTATTGCCATAATGATTCCTTAAATTCTAGTGCTGCGTTTAGGTGCAGTTTTCCATAATGTATTGAGAGGCTCGGTAGTAATCCTGCCATTGTTCTGTCCAGCGATAGCAAATGTCGATGATTTGTCTGGTACTGGTGGAGATAGTTGTTGCATGACCTGACAGCCATAAGCAAATGCATCTGATGGGTGAGAGGCCCAGTTGTGTATAGGCTCTTTACTAAATGCGCTGGTGTCCTCGTTATACTTAAACTCCCATGCGCGTAATCCATCAACGCCTGATTCTGTTTCTGTGCGGTTAAACTCACACTTAGCAATCACTTCACGCGCTGCATTGATCTGGTCTAACTTTTTACTTTGAGGCACTACGCCAATCGCCTTGGCACCAAAGGCAGCTATAAAGCGTTCCATTGATGTGTGCTTACTTTGGAATGTTTTAGCCCTTGCATCGTGCGGCAGCCATATCTTGCCAAGCTTGCTTAATGGGATGCCCATATCATGCAGTTTGTCTTTAAGCACATCGCACCAATCGTCAGCATCTAAGCCTGATTCGCCTATGTACTTAATCACTGCATAGCCGCCAAGTCTGCGCTGCCAGAACCACCATGTCGCTGTATCATGAAAGCCAATATCAGAGCTAATCTCTAATGGTGCGCCTTCATGGTCAAATGTAACTTCATCATGGATTCTGCCTTCACGTTCAGCATAGTTCACCCATTTGCCAAGGATAGAGCCTTGAATGTTGCCATAAGCACCTTCCCAGATATGGTCGTACTCGTCAGGGCGCTCATTTAAATCGCGCTGTCTTTGTCGTTCTAACTTTGCTGGGAATTTAGGATTGTCTTTGTAGTTAAGCTTAACAATCCTAACTCGCGGGTCTGTGCTATTTCTGTATCTGCTCTCAACTGCTGCGGTTTTTCGTGCAGGATTCCATGTGAGCCATAGTTCAGCGTTCCATCCATCGCCCTCTTCACGTAACGTAGGCTCAAGAATGGAAAATGCTGCATCTGTCACTGGCTCGGCTTCATCCACCCAACAAACAAGAATGCGGCCTTTGGATTTTATATTGCCAATGTTTCTATCTAAGCCTGCAAAAGTAAATTGAATGCGACCATCACGGCTTTTTATGTATTTATCGCCTATTTCATAATAGGCACTCAAAAAAGGATAATCTTCAATAGCGCGTTTACATTCCTCAAGAGAGCTATCCTCTAGTGAGTTCATGTATTGCCGTGTGCAAAGCAACTGACCTTTAACGCCAGCATTACCAAAGATATAACCCTTAACCGCTATCATGGCAGCGAATGAGCGTGTCTTTGCACTCCCCCTGCCACCGTATGCACCTCTTACATCAGCTTCGCCTTGAAATACAGGTATGAGCTTCTTTGGCAGCTTAATCTGTACCGTCGTCATCTAACGCGATAAGCTGAATGGTGCTGATTGTTTCTATTGGCTTACCATCTGGCCCACTATGTTCAATTGCTTTTAAATCAGGGATGTATTTACCTATTACAACCTTTGCAGCTTGCACTTGAGACGCAGATAATTCAACCTCACCATTTACATGAGAAATCAAACGGTTAACTAACTGAGTAGCTTTTGCTAATCCGTTGCTTCTTTCGTTATTGTGTGGGTTGTTCCTTGCTGCCATTTTCTTCTTCCTTACGTGGTGACGTATGGTTAAACCCATCTACAGGGTCGTGTAATAATTGGTTGCTTATGTCTTTTCTGAATATTGCATCGTAGTTGTCAGCGTATGTTGTGCTGCGTTTAGTTGCGATTCTGTCGCCAGTGTGTTCATTGGTTGCTGTGTTGTCTGCCATAGTTACCTCAGAATATATTGAGCTTTACGCCATGCAAGTAGCTCAGACTTGCTCTAGAAGCTTACGAATTGATCGGACTCGTGCTATGGCTATCAGCGTTTGTGCTCGCGTACAAGCTGGCTGAATAAAAAATCCTGCAAGGTTGCGCTTGTCTAGTTGTTATCAGTCCATAGGCGTGCAGGATATAAATTGAACGGTTTTTTATGTGAACCGAAAACACAATGCCTCTCTGGGCATATAACCTCTTAACGAGGATTCGATAGGCGTAAAAAAAGCCCACGTTTTAAGTGAGCTTGATTATTTCCGCATATGACAAATCACCCATTCGGGTGAAGTATCACGATATAATCGGTAATTAAATTGTAAATATAAAATAACACAATATGTTGCATAGGTCAAGCGTTAATTAACTATATGTTGATTTAATTACCTTTAACGCATAAAACTTGCTTTAAGGTATGAACAATTTCAATTAAGTCTTTTTGATTGTTCATCACTTCATCAATATTTTTGTAAGCGCTTGGTATTTCATCTAGAACAGCATCAGTTTTATTACACTCAACTCCCTCAGTCTGTATTTTTAAATCCTGAACAGTAAAAGTATTTCTTGCTTTAGTGCGTGACATTTTTCTACCTGCGCCATGAGAACATGAGCAATAAGAATCTATATTCCCTTTTCCTTTAACAATAAAAGATTTAGCGCCCATTGAACCTGGGATAATACCTAAGTCGCCTAATCTTGCACGTATAGCACCTTTGCGAGTAACCCAAAGATTTCGCCCAAAGTGATTTTCACGTTCAACATAATTATGATGACAATTAATAGCTTCTTGGGTAATTTTAAATTGAATAGAAATATGTGTGCGTATTGCAGAAATAACCAAATCCATCATTCTTTTGCGATTTTCTAAAGCATAGTTTTGCGCCCATCCAACTGCTTCAATATATTCGTTAAAATCATCTGTATCTTCTGGTAAATATGCTAAATCACCATCAGGCAAGCTAATAAAATATTGCTCCATTCTGCGCTTAGCTTTTTCAATAAAATAAGTTCCAATCATATTGCCGATTCCGCGTGAACCTGAATGCAACATAATCCAAACATCTTGATTTTCATCTAAGCACAATTCAATAAAATGATTTCCTGACCCTAAAGAACCTAGCTGCGAGCCATATTTTTTAAATGCTTTTACTCTGTCGCCATTAAACAAGCCATTGAGAACATGATGCGGCAATTCAGGAATGTTGTCTGCATTAAATTCTTGATTATTGCCGCCAGCACCCAAAGGCACATCACGCTCAATTTGATTGCGAATATTTAACAATGAATCAGGCAAATCAGAAGCTTTTAAAGACAGTCTGACCGCATTCATGCCGCATCCAATATCAACTCCTACGGCAGCAGGAATAATGGCTTTATCAGTAGCTATGACAGTTCCAATAGTTGAACCTTTCCCTGCATGAACATCAGGCATACAAGCAACACCATTGCTAGAAATAAACGGCAATCGTGATAAATTTTTTAACTGAATTAAAGCCTCATCTTCAATATCATCAGTCCAAATTTTAATTGGCTTATTATTGCCATCTTGAATAACTTGTTTCATTTTATGCCCTTTACATTCTAAGTAAATTATCAACCATTTTAACACTTCTAGCCAATTCAATCTCAAACTGATCTGCCCTAACTCTGTTTTTCCTGCACCAACCCTGCAATGCTATGTATGGCGTAAAGTAGTTGTATTTCAGTATGGCCTTGTTTACATCTGGCAGCCTGATAACTACGCGCTCGACCTTTAAAGCGTCGTTAATATCTATGGCAGCGTGTACCTGTTTTTCTTCCCAACACTGTGGACATTTATATCTACCCTCAAGCGAAGCTGTTACACGATAATGCGGATGGTTTTTAAATGCACGTTTCCAGTTCTCTAAACGCTCTTTGGTGACTTCTAAAGTATCAAAATCCATATCAACCTTTCCCATATTTATTATTAGCGTACTGGATAACCTTTTGCTTAAACTCGTTGTCGCCTATGTCGTAAATATCAACTAACGCCTTACGCTGTGTTTCACGCCAAAGCACAGTAGCGCGTCTGTGTATCTCTTCCTCGTTCAATGGTGACTGTGTTCTACATTCTGCGGAATTGGCTTTGAGCATCTTTTATTTCCTAAAGCATGCGTAAAGTTCAATGGCAATAAAAATCAATGACAAGCATATTGTTGTTGCTATGCCAGTTTCTTCATAAACAAAATAAAGAAGAAATACGGATAGAATCAATCTTATAAAAACAATCATTATCTCTGCTCCAAATACTCATGAATAACTTTTGATGCATCTTCCCACTGATAACAAAGTGCTACCTGATAACCTACCGTTAGCGCATGACCCATAAACTCCCTTTGCTCTTTACTTGGTTGATTAGTACCGGCTTTCATCTCTATAAATAGCCCTGCATGGTGTTTGTTAGGCGTACAAAGCATTAAATCAACGATGCCTTTACGCACACCCTCTCGTTTCAATATCGCGCCTGTAACAGGGTTTCTTTTGCTTCCATTAGGGATTGCGAACAGTGCGAACTCTGGCAGTCTGTATTGTTTATGCTGAATAGCCCACCATGAGATTAAAGCCGACTGTATTTGATGCTCTGTCTGCTTCATCTACCACCCCACCTGATTAAAGCTGCAACCGATATGAACGCGAGGTGATTTCTTTTTCTCGCTTGGTACGTGACGCTCTTCAATTACTCTCGCCAGTGGGTGAATGTCTTTGCCAGTGTTTCTATTCTCTACAGAATTTTTATAATTAACCTGTCTTATTACTTCTTCTCTTTTTACGCTATCAACCAAGCGTGTGTATATGTAGAATTTAGCGCGGCCTGTACCTGGCATTTTCTCGCGCGTAATCTTTCCAGTTTCCAGTAATCTTGCCATCATCAAATGCAGCGAACCGCGAACGATGCCAGTTTGTTTAGATACGTCATCAAATAGCTTCGGTGTTTCTAAGCAATCAATGATTTGTTGGTATTTGTCAGTCATAGTAATTTTTCCACCCTAGTTAAAAGATCAAGTTCACTACCAAAGTTTTGTTCAAACGCTTTTATTCCTGCGTGTATTGCTGTGCCATAGCCACCAATTCTGTGATGAAGTGGGCATAGTGGTATTACATTAAAATTACTGTTACGCTGCGCCATGCCCATTCCTGTGCGTAGGTGATGTATTTCTGCTGGCTGGTGACAGATGATGCAACCTAAGTCAGCAACACGGCTTAAGTGGAGTTTTTCAGCTTTGGTCATGCTATCAACTCCATCTGCACACTACCGCCCCATTGATTAGCCATTGCTTCCCCGATTCCGCTAAATGTCTTTGATCGTTCTTTCCATCTATCAGGACTAGGTGCCATTCTGTGTACTCTGGCCTCTCTGCCTTCAACAATGTTAGTAGGCTGCAATAGGGGTAAACCTTTAAGCCAAAGACAAGTCGCTTTCGTTTCACCGTGTCCAAATTGCCAAGGCTGTATCACCTGATCTGGTTTCCGGTATAAACTGCTCATGATGCAAACAGGGTTTTCTATTGCGATCATTGGTATATCTGATTTAGCAAGCATCATGAAAAAGCTGACTGCTGACTGTTGTCTGCCATCCATGCGTTTTTCTGAAAAATGCCTGGCACCTGATACGCTTAAATGTGTGCATGGTGGGTGAGCTATCATCAAATCAAACGGATAGTCGAGTAAGTCGCGCACATCACCTTGATAGTGTGGTCCAGGTGCATCAGTCGGCAACAAGTCGCAACTGATAGCGTCATGGCCAAGTTTGATAAAAGCATCACGAACCACACCGCTATACTCGCAAGATACTAGGATTTTCATGCATACTCCCTAGCTGCAAAACTAACACCGCGCTCACTTGCAAAGCTATATAGCTGTTCCATGTACTCGCTAAATCCAAACTTGGTTAAATCCGTAGTGCTGCCTGTTAGCGTTCTGCTGCCATCTGGCAATACTGACCATTTTTGATAGCGCAATGGGTCTTTTACCAGTTCCGCGATATTTGCTTCATTACCTTCTGGCAAGTGCTCACGCTTTAGGTGTTCGTGCCATACCTCTGCGCTAAACTGTCTGTTATCAACCCATACCTGTTCTGATATTTCAGTGAGTACAGACCAAAGTAGGTTATTTTGCGAAAGGCTACGTGCTTTCGGTGTTTCTCTGGCTACTATCTCTAAGCCGTGACCAAGTGGCAGATTGTTAAGCATTGCGATAGCTGTCTGCTTTTGTGTGTCGCCTACTAATCGAATAACGCGCTGTGTGAATTTCATTTGAACACCACCAATGCGCTAGGAAACGGTGCGCTGTTTTTTGCGTTGCCAAACTTTAATCGACCACGTATAAACTCAATTTCACCTTTCATCGCGTAGTCATGCCACCATTGCGTATCTGTTCTTGCTGGCACTAGACAAACTACCTTTGTGCCATTCAGTGAGCTTTCATAAGCCTTTTTCATCCATGCTTTTATGTCACGACCATAAGGCGGATTCATCCAGCATACGCCTTGCCATTGTTGCGATAATCCATCATCAGCAACGGTATAGTATTTATTGCATTTAGCGTTTTCATGCGTTGCACAAACATCTAAAGTAAAGTTATGGATATGATTTTGTTTGTTAAAAAAATCTTGAGGCGTTGCCCATAGATCCGTAGTGCTTGAAAACATTAAATCTGTGTTCATCAGTTAAGCCCTCTCTGCACATCAGGAATGTAATTCCATGTTTTAGCCTCTTCCGCTATTCTTGGCTCTGAACTTAACAAGTAAGCATCATGTGGAATTTCTAAATACACTCCGTTTATGTCGTAATACTCACCATTAATTTCTGTATAAACATGGTTGCCTTCATACCAAGCTACTGCTTGAGGGAATAGCTCTTTAAGCATTGCGTAAAGCTGATAGCATCGACCTTGCGTAAATTGAATATCAGCGTCTTTAATGTTTTCACGCATTGCATTAACAATTGATAATGGCGTTATGCTCATTTGTTTAATTCCTCATACTTAGCTTTAGCTTCATCTGATGTATCAAAAAAACCTTTATTAATATTTTTTTCCCATAATCCGTATTTAGCACCGTTAGCTAGTTTCATTTTGCTGATAGTCCAGTCACCATTGCGTAGGTGGTATTTATCAATAGGCTTCCACATTTAAGCACTGGCCTTTAATGCTTCTTTAGCGGCTACCAAGCTAGAATCTGGGAATCTTTCAGGATTCGCTATGATTCGTTTAGCCCATGCTTTGTAGTCCGTTTTTGATGCAGTATTTTCAGCAACAAACTTAACAACGTTTTCTGCATATTGCTTGCCAGCTTCACGGCTAGACTTACGTGCGAGTGCTGTATAAATTGGTGTTACAGGTTTGCATAGGTTTAAAATATCGCTAGGCGCTGGTGGTTTACTGCTTGAATCAACCCATTTATCCAATGCAGCTTCAACAACTGAATACTCAAACTTTGATAGCTTGTGCCACCAAACAACAACCGCCTCTTTTGTTAAAGGTGGATGATTTGTAAGCTCCATTGCCACGTTTATCATTGTCCAGAATGCTTTTTTGTTTGAATCATCCATTGATCGCCACCGCTTTCTTTTCACCAGAGTTAAGCCAATCATCAAATTGGCTATCAGAAATAACATCACTTTTATTTTTAAATTTGCTTGCAGACTTACCGCTTGCAGATGATTGATACCAGCCAGCATCAAAAGTAGTCCAACTCTTCTCTACGCAATGTGTTATAGCTTCCTGTACGGTAATGCCAGCTTTTTCAGCTTCACGACAAACAGCGTCATAAACTATTTTTGAAACTGCAACACTTCTCTTTTTCTTTCTAACTGCTAACCATTGTGTTAAAACTTCTTTATCAACTTCTGCAAAAAATTCATTTTTTTGCGTAGCGTTCTTTTCTTTAATGTTTAAATTATTTAATTCTTGTTTAGTTGTCGTTTCTTTGTCGTTTGTTTGTCTATTGTTTGTCGTTTGATTGTCGTTCTGTGTGTCGCTATCCTGATAAATGCTATAATTTTCAATGGTATAGATGCTATATTTGTTTGTCGCTTTTACACTAATAATCTCTAGCTTTACCAACCTGTCTATTGATGTTCGTATTTGCCTATCTGACTGTTCTAATTTGCTAGAAAGCTTATGTAATCCGCTAATGAACTGACCACGTTTAAGCTCTATTACGCCTGTGGTAGTGCCTACTTTTCTATCCTTATGGGTAGCATTAAGAAGTAAGTGCATAAAAAGTGCGAGAGTGTTTGGAAGTTGGATTAACCCACTGTCCTCAATCTTTCGCCAGACTTTCACATAACCGCGATTCACTATGCAGCGGCTCTAATAGCTTGAATTTCT